CGGATGCATTTGAAATTACCAAGGTAAATGATCCGGCAGCTACAGCAGCCACCGAAAGCAAATACGTCCCCGCCGTGGTTGCGCCGCTTGCTAATGCCACAACTGGAACATCATAGGCACTTACCGCACTATTTGTAACAATAAAAGCCACTTCAACACCGGCAGCCAAAGCAGCATTGTTTGTCACAATTTGACCAACAGATGCGTTAATAGTTACGCCAGTAGATTTGCTTGTAGCTTGAGTAACAGTTGAAGGCGCCGTAGTAGAACTTCCAGTGTTATATCCAAGCTGCCCACTTCCAGCGAGGGCATAAATTGTTGCTGAACCTTTGAGGTTTTGGTCTTCAAAAGCAACACCAATAGATTTTGAATTTGCCATAATTATTTCCTTTAAAGAACGGGGCCGAAGCCCCATTCAAGTTTAGGCCACGCGATACACAGTGTATGCGGCATCGCCGGTTTTGCGGAACAAGAATTGCCCCGCGCCACTTACGCCTGCTGCACTGCCGGTGATAGCAACAACCAAGTTGCCAACTGCGGTAATGCCAGTGCCCACAACCATCGTAATCAATCCGGTCGAAGTGCCCAGGTTAATAACTGTCAGTTCAAACGTGCTGTTGACTTTTGAGTTGGTAAACACCGCATCAATCGCCGCCGCAGTTGGGAACGTGTACGATGCCGCCGTGGTAGTTGGATTACCTACCAAGATACCGCCCGTGGTTTGTGCAACGGTCAAAGTGGCCGTAGCAGTCGCCGTATTAGGCGCTGCTTGAACGCCCATGATGATTTCATTGGTGTTGCCATCAGTAAACTGATATCCACCGCCAGAATTAGGAATAGCCATGATAAATTTCCTTTAGAAAGAATTGATTAACCCCAGATGCGGCAAGCCATCTGTGGACGAATGGTGCTGAAACCATACAAAACGTCGATCCTGCAAGGCATACGGTCATTGTTGATGTCGTACTGACGAACAACGCGCAAGCTGATACCGTTATGAACTGCGCGAGCAGCCATGTCAACACCTTGAGGCATCAACAAGTCAGCAGTAGCAAACGTGATAGCGTCCTTGTGGTAGACCAAGTTCTGTGCGTAAGCAGTAGAAGCAGTGCCCACAAAAGTCACAACAGCACTAGATACTGGCAGAGCAGTCATGGTAGCCAGTGCGTGAGCAGCGGAGTACATGGGAGCCACAGTCACAGTCCAAGTGCCAGAGACAGCAGTTGCATCAGCCAAAGCCACAAACTGGAACAGCGAACCAGTGGTCTCACGGGTCTGCGGATTCACAGCAGAACAAGCTGCAATGGTAAACACATCACCGGCCTTGATGGTTGTAGTAACCGAGGCTTGCGACAGGCTCAAAGTGGAAGAGCCTTCAGTAGTCACCGTGGTGCCAACCGTGGTAGCAGCACTAGCGTCACGCGAACCAGTGGTGTGCTGCTTGATAGACTGAGACATATTGATTTCGTCAAAGCCCAACACGCCAGTACCCATCATGCCGTTTTTAAATTGCTTGCTGATGGTGTCGGTAGGATTGAACAAGCCTTTCATGCCCTCAACCAAACCAGCGTTTGCAGCGGGGTTAACCGTTGCATAACGGGGCGACATTACAGCGGCGTTTTCGTTCAGCTTCTGCTGGGCTTGCAACAGCACCAAAGAAGTAGCTGGCGTAGTGCCGGGTGTGCCGACAGTGTTACCGATGGTTTTGTACGCATTGGCAACGTCAGCATCAATGCTGGATGCCAACTGGCTGATACGAGGCTTCAACACACGCTCTGCAAAGTCATCCAACTGCATGGTCAATTCAGCGGAAGTGAAGTTCACGCCGATATGCTTTTGCGAGGCGACAGACAAAGTGGTGAACTGTTCGTTGTCGTCCTGAACTTGCAGGGCGGCACCGTCAGTGACCAAAGCGCGGTCAGGCAGACGAATACGCAGAGTAGAACCAATCTTGGCACCACTAACAGCAAAGCTGTCGTCGTACTGACGGTTTACGTTACGGGTGAGTACCAGGTTGTTCTCGAGGATTTCGAGAGCCTTCCGGGTAATCATGTCAATGGTTAGGATACTATTAGCCATGAAAAAAGTCCTTAAAAAAAGTTAGCGGGTTTGCGCTTCCCACTTCTTACGCTGTCGTGCTCGTTCGGCTTCAATCCACTGCGAATCCGTCATGGTCTTGGTAGACCGTGGATCAGTAGTGTCATAGGCCGGTGATCCAGTGGATCGAGCAGTGACAGGCGAAATCGGCGCTGGCGCGGATGTCGTACGTTTCATTGGTGGATCAGACGCCAATTTGGCCTCAATCTTCCCAATTTCCTTTGCCTGTGCAAGCGGGGCTAGGCGAGATATACGCTCTGCGTCTTTGGGATTAGTTCCGAGGTAGTAAGCTAACTCAGGCCCAACATCCGAAGACCGAATCGTATCGGCCATCACGTCCGTAATTGGCAGCTTGGGGTTGTACGCTACTTGTTCAAAGTCATCATACTTAGCACGGGCTTCCTCTTCCAGATCGTGATAACTCTCAAGAACTTGCGAGTGCTGCTTGGCCGCTTCGCGCTGCGCGATCAGTTGTTCGGCCTTTTGATAGGCCAACGCATCGGCGTAAGCCTCTGGCGTTTCAAACTGATCAACAGACTGTGCTGCCGGAGCCCTCAAGGTTTGCGTTTCCGCAGTCCTCTGTGCTTGTTCCCGTTCCCACTTTCGTTGCTCTCTTGCGAGGCGTTTTCCAATAGCTGCATCAAGTTCCTCTTGCGAGAAGGTCTTGGGTGCTTCTGCTTCCGGCGCTTTAACTTCAGGTTCAGGTGCAGCCGTTGCTTCCTGTTCCGGCGCGGGGTCTACTACCGCTAGGTTTTCTTCTGACATTTTTCGATTCCATAGAATCCCTGGTGAACGCACCAGTACGTTTTTTCAGCATTATGCTGGAATTTTAATTATCTAGCTATTGCCGAATACATATCTTTTTCTACTCTATCTTCTAAAGATCGGTTTTCCGCAGCAGCAATTGCTCTAGCAAATTCATACAAGCCTTTTTCGGTAAGCGTAATGGAGTACATATAGCGATCATCAACTTCAGCGCCGCTTTGTATAGCCACTCGCATTGCTTGTTCGTTGGTCATGTCATAACGCCGGAAACAAGGTTAGTACCAGTTAAACCAGTAGATGTAATTTGAACACCGTTAATTGTTAATTTATTTGCGCTGCCGCCTGAAATTGCTGATGAATTAAGACCAGTGCAATTTATTTCATTTCGTTCGTTTGTAGTTCCAACAAATTTAACGCCCAAGGTTGCAACATTCACATTACCATTTACAAATGGCGCTAAATAATTTGCATTGCAAGCGCCGGAAAATTCAATTGTATTTTCCAAAGGTTGATAATGATTTTTACAAAAAGGAGCAATGTAGCAACTTACCGCATCAACGGCATTTACGCCTGAAGTGCGGCTTTCTAAAATTTGCGGTTTGTCAATAATGGCGTTGCTTACGTTATTTAATGTAATGCCAAATGCTGTAGCTGTGCCATTCATAACAAATTGGCCCCCATCAATACGAACAGACGCTTTAGTATCTTGAATATATACGCAAGCTAAAGCATTATTTTGTGGGCCGTAATATCCACCTGAAATTGAAACTGAACCAAAAGTATTAGCCTCTTTAATAAAAATTCCATAATCATAAAATTGATCGCTAATGGGATTTTTAATTTGAAAATTTACATTTGCACTAACTCCTAATTCACTAGCATTCCCAAGCACAACAATTGAAGTCGTGCAAGTGCGTGTTTCTGGGCTTTCCATAAACGTATCTGAAAATGCATCATCCGAATAAAATCCTGTACTGCCAGCATTAGCCAAAGTACCGTTATTACAAGAGGCGTTGCAATAATTTAAATACAATGAAGCATTCCCGCCAGCCGCGCCAATGTCAGTAAAACCATTTATATAAAACCCATACCAAAGGTCTGTACCAGCACCAGTACCATCGGCAACACGAATAGCTGAGCATTTTGAAACTATTGCGTAAACCGAACCAATAAATTGAAAACCATAAATTGAGTCATGCGACCTTACATTTTCTAATTGTGCATATTGCGTAAATTGCAATTTAATGCCGTTGCAACTACTAGAAATTACTGGCGCTACGGAACGGGTCACATAAAGATTACGAACGGCGCTTTGGTTAAGAAAATCATTAATACCACCAGCTGGCTCTGCATCTAAGCCAACCAATATAATATCAAGCGACCCGCTTGTTACCACTATACGACTCATTAAGTCTGCGGAGCCAGCGCCTAAGTAAGAATATCCAACGCCGCACAATTCTCTGTTTGGTAGTTGAATTTTTATTGTTACTGACGAAAAATATTCCGCGCCCATCAACTGCACTTTTAACAGCGCAACAATTGCCTTATTGATTGCTGGCCCCGAATCTGTACTTCCTCCACTTGCTGCACCCCACCATTCAGCAAAACCTTCAGCCGTATATTGAGGACTAAACGTAACTAAGCCAGTGCCAGTAGTGTTAAAACATTGGTACACGCCTGCGTTAAATCCGCCGTTAAACGCCAATGTTACGCCGTTTGGTACTGTAATAACAGCACCAAATTCTATGACCACTGGAACTGTAAAAGTAACGCTTGTGCTTAAAAGATAAGTCCCTTTAGTAATTACAACTTGTTTGCCCAAATTGTTTGCGTTAGTAAACGCCGCTGAACTACTTGACACGCCTGATGTATCCGCGCCAAAGTCAATTACGCTTACATATTGACGCAACCTGGCTTGCACTGTAGTGGCAACTGCGCCGCTGCCACTTTGAATATAGCCAACAAGAGAAGACCCGCTAGATGCTGCAAGACTTGCAAGAGTAGCTTGGTCAGGCCCGTTAAGATTGTCAACAGTCCAGACATCAACGTCTGTGGAGCTGGTAAGTTTTAACTTGTATTGCCCCGCGCCAAACCAAACGTCAGCTTCGCCTCGGCTGTCCAAAATAACAGGGTTGGTGTTAGCTGTGCCGCCAGTTGAACTGGTGTACGTTGCCAATGGCGTAGTAGTGCCCGCCGCATAGCTGTACAACTTACCGCCAGATAGCGGAACGCCGCCAGCAGTAAAGAATTGTAGTTTTGGAGGTGTTGCAATTGATGTGGTCATGTTTTTACAACCCTATTGCGGCAACTTTATCTTGGAGTGTTTTAATTCGGGCTTGTAACGCAGTTTCTTGTGCTGCCAAAGATGCGCTTAAGGCATCCAAATTGGTTTGCGTTTGTTGTTGGTGCATCTCACGGGTATCAGACGTTTTTTCACGCGCATTTAGGGCCGTTTCACGCGCTGCGCTGGTCGTTTCAAATGCTTTAGCACTATCGGCCAAAGCAGCTTCACGCGCCTTGAGGTCAGCAGCTTTAGCTTTGGCCGCAGATTCCATATCCTTGGCAGACGCAACCATAACCGCAGCCTGGTCTTTGGCGGTAGCCAATTCTTCAGCAGCCTTAGCCCGATCTGCGGCAGCATCTTGAACCGCAGACATCGCGCCTTGGCGCTGGGCCAATTCAGCTTGCAAATTGACCAAAGTGGTCAAGTCAGTAGGAAGCTGCTTTTGGATGTACTCAATTAAATTTGTGGGGCTCATTGAGCCGCCTTCGCCATGAAAGTCCATAACGGCTCCTTACGAGTAATAAGTAATGTTCAGCTTCGCGCTGGCGCTTTGCTCAATGAACTTGATTTGAGTCAAGTCGCCATCGTATTGCAAAGTGACACCAGCCGCAAGGGGCATCCCAACCGAAGCGGTAGGAGCCACACCATCATCTCGCCAACGAACTGCTTGAGTCTCTGGCGTAATGATAGCAATACGAGGTGACCCCGCAAGGCCACTAATGTTTTTCTGGGGTACGGTCAGGGCCGTAGCTGCGGACAAGCTGGTGATCTGCTGGTAGCCCAGGACAGAAGTGATAGCCTTAAGATTGAGCGCCATTAGAATCTCCTTCTTTCAGTAAATGATCTTAATTCGATAAAAAGTTGCGTAACGTAAACGGGGGCTTCTTCAAAAAACCCACTACTAAAAAAACTACCACCAAAAAAATCAGTCAACGAGGAAAAAAACCCGCCGCTAAAAAAACTACCGTTAAAAAACTTGTTCATAGGATTTTACTCTACGTTAGTTCAATCCATTGTTCTTGAAATTGATTCCATGACCAATTACCTTCTGGTTGTACTGGACGGACTACCCATCCTGGTGGATACCACCATACAACCTCGTACCCTTCTGCAACAGGGTTTGGAGGATAGCCAACTTCAATCCAGCCATCAGTGCCATCCGTTTCGGTTTTGGGTATTGAACCAAGTTTAGAGTAAAGCATAGTTATTGAGCCGGAAATGCCGCTGTTGGGACGGTTATAGTTCTTGCGTAACCTTTAGTTACCCGTAAATCGTCTATATAACCATTTAATGCAGTTGTGCCCGTTCTGCTTGCCCCAACATACAAAATACTTGTTTGGTTAAAGTTATCAGTAACCGCACCTCCGCTTGTCGCGTCTACTGATCCATTAAGGTAAATTTGTAAGTTTCCTGTTGCAGTTCCAGAACGTACAACCGCAAAATAATACCAAGTGGATGCGGCCAATGAAGTAGCACCAGTAAGATTTGAAGCGGTATAACTAAATTGAAGTTTATTTCCAGATGTTATATTTACGCTAATTCCAGTTGATGAAGTGCCTTTGCTGATAATTCCATAAGCAACGCCTATTGCATTAAGATAAACCCAACCTTCAATAGTAAAGTTTCCAGACCCCATTTGAAGATTTGGCGTATCAATAGCAGTTAACCAATCGCCAGTGCCATCAAATGCCATTGATCCAGTGCCAACCTTAACAACGGTTGTACTTATTTGTGCATTGCCAACAGTTTCCAAATTGTTCATCTCAGCGCTGTCGTAAATGCCAGCGTTGGTGAAGTTGCAAAGCAATGATGTATTGGTGATTGCAGTTAATGGTACTGTTGGAACGGTAAGCGTGGAAGATGTTGGACTATAAACAGCAGTGCCTTTAACAATTCGATAGTTGCTTATATACCCATCAAAATTGCCGCTTGTTGCTCCAGATGGCTCTGCCGCGCAAATTGCAATACCTGTAGCTGCTGCATCCGCAGTTGCGACAACTGAACTTGCGGTTGCAACACGGGTTCCGTTTACATAAATAGACACCGTTTGGTTTGATGTCCCACCACGAACAACAGCAACGTGATACCATTTTCCTACCGACATTCCATGATTGCCAATTGCAGTTGCCGTAACAAATGTTACTAAATTAAAACCAATTTGCGTGTTGTTAATGTAAAAATCTACACCTGTATCTGAATTGGTTGGGCCACCACCAAACATCCAGAAACTTGCAGGGTAACCAGTTCCAGATGGCATTGATGATAAATATATCCAGCATTCAATAGTAAATGCTCCAGTACCAAAAGAAAATTGCCCACCAGTATTATTTGAAACACTTAAATATTGCGAAGATGCTCTAGCAAAATACCCTGACCCACCAATAACACTTGCACTGTATTCAGCAGATGGGCTAAATGGGCTAAAGCGTTGGATGGATGGCGAACCTGAAGTAGTTAATGCAAAAGCATTGCTTGAATTGTCAATAAATCTATTGCTTTTGCAAGTTAAAAGAGATGTGCCGCTAATGGCAGTTAATGGCGTTGTGCTTGGCGTAAATGTGGTTGTATAAACAGCCGTGCCTTTTACTACTCTTAAATTTGAAACATAACCAGGCATAAAGGCAGAAGAAGAAAAACCTGTTCTTCCAACATATCCGTTATTTTGTGTAATGTTAAATGCTGGGGTTGCAGTTCCACCACTTACTCCGTTTATGTAACCAGTTAATGTAGTTCCGTTGTAAACCCATGCAACATGATTCCAAGAATTAGCAGTGATTGCAGTAGTTGTTAGCGCAGTGTTTGCAGAACCAGAATAATAGAGTTTGCCGTCAGAAAAAATTGTGCAGCCAATTCCGGCAGTAGATGCGCTGCTTCTAGTATCAAACAATATAAGCGTTTGAAGTGTTGTTACATACACCCAAGCCTCTACTGTCCATGAGCCAGTACCAAAAGCAAATGCCGCATTTGCTGGCGCAAAAAAATAATCTGCTGTTCCATTAAAGTAGTTTCCCCAGTTATCACCATACGGCGTAAACGTACCTTGCGTAGCGTTGCCGTTGCGGACAATCGAAAAGTTGTTTGTGCTGGAGTCTAAAAACGTGTTGTTCTGAGCGCCGTTAGTACCGTCACCGCGCAGCAAAACCGTGACGTAGTTAAAGTAAGGGTCTGTAACAATACTTGAAGGCCATGCAGATGCTTTTAATCCTTGCATCACTTCATTAGAACGCCAAATTCCAATAGCCGCCGAATTAGAGTTAGTCGCCGCTGTGGACGACATGACCGAACCTTTATACCTAGTAGACATTAGGTAATAGCCTCATAGGACGCGGTTAATTCAATTGCGGATGCAGTACCAACAGTCACCACAATAGACTGTGCTTCCCCAAGGTAAAACGCCGTACTCTTATCAGCAACAACAACTGAAGCATTAACAGGCACAGGCACTTGGTAGACAAGTCGGTAGTTTGTACCAGCGCCAGCCGCTGCGCTATTAATTGCCACGGTTACGGTTGCAACGGCGGCAGTTACATTTGACGCAACGATGTTGTCAATTTTATTAACCGTGCCAACCGCAGGCGTAAGCGCAGTCCAAGTCGCGGCTGCTGTCGTACTTGGAATTAAATAAGAAGTATTGCCGTAAATTGTGGTTACGTTGACTATGTTTGGGTTTGCCATAATTAGTATCCAAAAATCATCGCCATTGCGATACTTTTGCCAGTTGTAATGCCACCGCCGCCGCTGCCATTTGAAGCGGCTGTAATACGTCCATAAGCGTCAACCGTAATGTTTGCACTTGTGTAGCTGGCCGCAGTCACGGCAGTTGTGTCCAACGCAATAGTGCCGCTGGTAGTGATTGTCCCGCCAGTTAGGCCTGTTCCGGCAGTGATTGACGTTACCGTACCTGACCCACCGCCGCTAGGCGCTGCCCAAGTTGCCGTAGTGCCGTTGGATGTCAAAACATAAGTATTTGCGCCAATAGCCAAACGGGTTGCGCTGTTTGTTCCATCGCCAATAATTAGATCGCCCGCAGTTGTAACAGGCGACAAAGCATTAAAAGCAGCGCTGGCAGTCGTTTGGCCTGTACCGCCGTTGGCAACTGGAAGCGCCGTGCCAGAATAAGTAATTGCTAAAGTGCCAGAAGTGGTAATGGGCGAACCGGCAATAGACAAAAACGACGGGACACTTGCGGCCACCGAAGTGACTGTGCCGCTACCGCCAGCAGTAGAGTTAATTGTCTGGTTGGGCCAAGTGCCTGTAATGGTTACATTGGTTCCCGCCACAAGGGCCGGAGTGGCGGTGCCCGTGCCGCCATTTGCTACAGCTACAAGGCCGGTCACATTGGCCGAAGTGCCTGTAGTGTTTTGATTAAGCGTAGGCACGTCAGCCGCAACAATAGTTGCCAAGGCCGTATTTGTGCCATCAGAGCGCAAGTACCGGCCAGAAACCTGAGTTCCTGACAAAGCTGTAATGGCCGTTGCGGCAGTTGTTTCGCCCGTGCCACCAGAACCAATTGGCAAAGTGCCTGACAGCGAATGATTGGCATTCCAAGCCGCCGCGCCTTCAGCGGTAAAGCTACCGTCTGCTGCTGTGCTGTGGTTAATGGATAGCGTCATGCTAAAAAGCGCAGTTTATAGAGCGTGGTCAAGTACAACTCAACAATGTTGTCAATCAATTGTTGGATTGACGAGTCAGATTTGTCGCAAACTTCGTAGCGGCCTTTTTCAATTTCATCAAGCTGGGCCTGCAAGAACTCAATGATGTTTGTAGTTTTCTTGGCCGCTGGAATGGCGATAGGGCCAATTAAACCGTGACGGCCTTGGTAGGCTTCGGCAAAAGCGTCAGCCACATCAATCACACTGTCGTAGAACGTCTGCAAGGCAACGTGCTTGGAATAGCTACGGGTGTTCAAGTGGACGCTGTGAGCCACATTACGGCCTAAGAACAGTAACCCCATTAATTGCGCGGCGGTCATTGTGGCTGCTCCATAGGTGGCATAGGCTGCGGCATCTCAGGCATACCTTCCATGCCCACGTCCATCTGCTGCTCTGGCATTTCAGGAATACCGCCAATTTGACCATTAGACTCCATTGCAGCCGCTACCACGCCCATAGCAATGTCTTGAATCTGCTGCTCGTTCATGCCCGCTTGTGTAGCCGTGATGCGCTGTGTCTCAGCTTGGTAAGCCTTAATCTCAGCCTCGTAATCCTTGCGGCGTTGCTCTTGCATCTCAATAGACTTGCCGACGTTTTGGATCATCTGGTGCATTTGCTCCATCTCTTGACCCATCGCTTCAATTTGCTGCTCTGCGGCCTGCAACTCGGGCGGCTTGTCGCCATCGCTCATCAACTTAGGATCAATGGTCTTGGCAAAACGCTTTGCCATTTCTTGGGCACCAGGCCAATCCATGTTTTTGACGAACAGGTCACCGGCTACTTGCCATAGTTGGGGGTTACCTTGCAACAGTTGGCCCATTGCTTCCAACGCCTCTTGGCGCTTGGTTGCGTAGCCTGGGCCGGTGGTAGCCACCACATCGTATTTGCCCACGCCAGGGTTGTAAATCTTGTCGATCACGATCCCGTTCTGATCCATGATTTTCTTGACCGGCTCTTGCTGCATTGGGTCAATCTTGACCATGCTGGTTTCGCCGTCCTCACCAATGATGCGGGCAATGCGTTGGGTGTCGTAGATTTTGGGGATCAAATCAATCAGTTGACGGGTCAGATACCGCACACCACGGGCCAAGTTGTCGCCAAAGTGGTACGTCCCGACATCACCCTCGCGCTGGCGGGCCAGAATGGCCTTGCCGCTGCGTTCGTTGGAAGTCATGCCCAAAGAAGCGTTGTATTGGCCGGTGGACGCTTTAATATCCTCAGAAGCGCCTGCCTTGGCCTGTAAAAGCCCGCTGGAAGCCATTGGCGGCTGCGCCCGCTGGGGTAGTGGCAGCGTAGCGCCCGCGCCGTCTGTAACGTCTGGATTAACCTCCAAATACGGCCAGTTGGTCGTGTTGGCGGTCTTCCATTGGTTCTCGTAGCCCTCAAACTGACCGCCGTAGCCGATAAATGGCGCTTTTGGAGCCAAAGCCAGCATCTCGGCTTCTTGTGAAACCCAATAGTTGTACATCCGCTGGGCGTCTTTAGCGTTTCGCACCAAGCCCGACACGTACAAACGGCCATCGACCTCAAATTCGTTGCCCACAATGCGGACAATGGGGATATATTTGCCCGCCCACTCGCGTTCTTCCAAGATTTCGTAGCCGTTTATCTTGCAATACTTGATCCGTGGCCGGTCAGACTGCCTAGACTTCTTTGGCTTGCCATACATGGCCCGCAATTGCTTGTCTTCGGGCGTCCCGTCAAAAGCCGTGGCGTTGCCAGGGTACAAATTCAGCGTTGCATTGTCGTAATCGACGTAGTAGTAGTCTGCAACGCGAATGGTGTCCTCGTTGAGCCACTGAGACAGGTTCTGATCGCCCACACCTAGCGTTTGCAGGGTGGTAATGGGCGCTGAGTCGGGGTACATCCGCTGGTAATCGTCTTTGCGGATGTCTTCGGTTACAAAACAATACTTGGCGTCCGCGCCGCAAGGGTCTTGGATTGCCGGATCCATGTAAACCGAAAAACTGTTGCGGATTCGGCCAATTTTGATGTCTTGGTCAAAGGTATTGTCGTCGCAATACTCGGTTAGGATTCGGATATAGCCTTCGCCGTAGGAGACTTGGTTTTCGCAGGCGGTGTCGTAAGCGACATCTGCGTCCGAGATGTATTCAATATGCCTGACCATGCCGTTGAATACTTCGGCGACGGCGATGTCGGCCTTGTCATCGGCTGGAATAACTTTGCCAGTTGGGCGGTTTTGCCGTTGGTCATTGGTGACTTGCCGTACGTGCTGCGGCAGTTTGTTGATGGTCAGGCACGGGCGGGCGTTGATTGTCTGCCCTTGCACCGCGCCACGGGTAGCCAGTACGTCAGCAGGCCACTGCCAGTGGTTGTCAGGTGATCCAGCGTAGAACTTCAGATCGTCAATCTCGTCCTCGCGGGACTCAGACAGCGCCGATATCGCCATGTCCAAACGGCTGCGGGCGGTTGCCAGTACGTTGGAGTCGTCGTCCTTTTTACCGCCACCATTGGCTACGTTGCCTACCGCCACCATGCCTGTGTAATCAGCCATTATTTTTTCTTGGCCGTCTTGGCGGAGTCTTTGAAGTCTTTGGCCGAAGGCGCAGCCTTACTGCCAACTTTGTTCATTTTCTCACCAGAGCCAGCTTTAATGCGTGCCTGTTTAGCGTGAATGTTTGCGTACAGTCCAGGTTTAGTAGCCATGATTTAGCACTTCCATCGTTTAAGAGCAGCTTTAGCGCGTTCGCCGTCTTTGGCGTTGGCCGCTACAGCGCCCATTCTTGCACAAAATGAATCCTTGCGGCCTTGATCTGCCTTGGTCTTGGGATTTGGGGCTGGCGCTTTGAGATTGGAGCCGGTTGCGGCATTGTACTTTTCACGGCCCTTGGCGGTCAGGCCAGCGCCTTTGGATGTGGGCAGCTTCTCGCCGCGTCCGACACTAAGAGATACTTTTTTCATGAGCCCATCCATGATGTGTGCATTGCGCCGTCTTGAGCGTTATAGCGGCGGGTGGGCTCAGTATACTCGCGGTGAGCCACAGGAAAAGCAAACGTCACGCATATAGCGTCCGCTGCGTCTGGTGATGCTAAACCCCGTGCTTTCATTTCTTTCTTGCTCTCCAAGAAAATTGTTCCACGTGAATCAGGCTTCATCTTAGGCGAAATTAAATCCGTCTTTAAAAACCTGTCGGTCGGGATACTAGCAGATTTCAACCACTCCCGCATCTCACCCCACATCTGCGCTCTCATATTTCCGTACATTATCGGGTTTTTGGCCTTATTTCCAAAGTTCACACCCTTTATCTTGTACCGCTGCTCCTTGAGCCTGTCCACAATCCCAGCCCCCAACCCGCCCTCGTCGATCACCACCAGGGTCGGCTTATATTCCTCAATCGCGTCGATCACATACCCCACCACCGTCATCGTATCGTCGCCCCGGTGCCGCGTTATGTTAATAATATCCCTGCCCTGGCGCACCGCGATGACCGTAGCGTCCGCGCCGTAGCGCGCCGGATCAACACCAATGACGATGGGTGCTGACAGGTCTTTGTACTTCTCCCGCTTCATAGCCTCGTCCACTATGTCCGAGCCGATGAACTGATCGTCCCCCGCGCTTGGAAACATCCCGTAGACCTCGACGTGCGACTGTGAGGAGTCCGGCCCGTACTCTTGGATGATCCGCTCGTAGACCTGTTTGTCCGTACCCTCTACCGTGCGCGCGTCTACCACCTTGGTTTTCCAAAACGCCCGCTTGGAGTTGAACGCCTCGTAGAAGTACCCAGTGTTGCGCCGGGGGTTGGAGAACGCCAGCCAGAAGCGGTTGGGCGTGTTCTCCGTAAAGAAGCCCGCTGTTACCGCCCAGATCGTGTCGTCTATACCGGACGCCTCGTCGAACACCACCAGCACGCCGTCGTAGTTATGCACACCCGCGTAGGCGTCGGGGTTCTCCGCTGACCACAACCGCCCCTCGACGCCCCAGTACCTGGTGCCCTTTTTCAAGTCCCGCTCGACCAGTTCAGTCAGCCACTTGGCGGGCATCACTCTGGTGGCGCTTACCTCAAACCAGTGGCTGTTAATTGCCATCGCCAGCCACTTGGTAATCTCAGCCCAGGTGATACTTCTGAGTTGGGACTCACTGTTGGCCGAGATGATGGTCGTAGACCCAATGCGGGTCGCCAACATCCAAATCGTGATCCAACTAACCAGCGCCGACTTGCCAATACCGCGCCCAGACGAGATAGCCGCTTGCAGCACGTTGTAGTCCAGCAGCCCTTTGTTCGCTTCGATATGCTCGGCGATGTCTTGCAGCACCTCGCGTTGCCACTTGCGCGGCCCCTTGAAGTTCTCCAGCGGCGTGCCTTTGACGCCCCACGGAAATACCAAAGCCACAAAATTGAGCGGGTTGTCCTTGATGCGCGGCGTCCACAGACGCGCCATCAATTCCTGTTCGTCTTCAGCGCTGTATCTGGTGGACTGCATCGACTACCTCAATGACGCGCATCTCTGCTTCTTGCAGCGCCTGCGTGATGGATATGCGCTGGTCAATGTCCACCGTGATGGACTGCTTGGCTACCCAGCCGTGCTGGTGCTTGAGTATCTCAAGCGCCGCCTTGGCATCGCCCTCTCTGGCAGCTTTGTGCAGCACGTCGGCCATCTCGCGTTCGCCGTCAGCTTTGCCTTTGATCGCGGCCATCTCGGCCAGCGCGTCAAATTGGCATAGGTGCCGGTACTCTTCAGGCCGCATTCCAGAGGCTAGCGCCAGCGTGTCGCCTTTGAGCCCCAGCTTGGCAGCGTCGTATATCGCCTGCAAGCGCGATTCAGTCGCTTGGACGTGTCGGACAGTGAGCGGCAGTGACTTGAACATTTGTTCTCCTGCGCCTGGGCGGCGTGTGCGTAGATTTTATATTAAAAAAATTTTGTTTGTGGCCCCTCCGTTTACGTTGGCCCAATCGCTCGGCCCTACCCCTCCCCCCCCTCGGCTGAAATCCTAGTCAAAATGGCAAGAAAACCCTAGTCAAAATGGCAAGGGTAATGCTAGTCAGATTGGTAATGGTAATGCTAGTCAGATTGGCAAGGGTTTGTGCCTGGCAGCGTTGGCAGTGTTGGCAGTGTTGGCAGTGCCAACCGGATCGCAAGGCTTGCGTTAACCCTTGCGCCAGTGTTGGCAGTGTTGGCAGTGCCAACCGGACTGCATGGCTTGCGTTGACAGTGCGGCCATGGTGCATCGTGCAAAATACAGCGCTTGTGTGCGGTGGGCAGTGTGGGCACCCAAAACAGCGTTTTCAAATCGCTCTACCCCATATTGTAAGTATTGTAAGATTTCATAATGTGAAATGTAAGGTTTAGATAACTTAAGATGTTTTTAATGACAATATGACCCACATCTAATCGCCCCCATTGGACAACCGCATAAAAACGCCAGTACCTACAAAGCGCCGCGATAGGTGCCCACAATTTTAGTCAACTAAGGGTAAACACCTAGAAAATAAATGTTGACAGCGTAAGAGATTCCCTTACAATACAGGCATGGCAACATCGCCATGCAGTAAAGTAAAGGAAAAACACCATGACAAAATCAGAAAAACGTGAGGTTGCGATCACCCTCAAAATGCAGCACTTTGGCGCAAATTATGTCGCGCGCGCACTGTCAATGCTCATTCGATCTGCGCGCACTGCGAAAAGTCACAATGAAATTATGGCAATTGCCCTCGACCTGGGCGTGACAGACAACCCCGAATTCATCATCTAAAGCGCGCCATGAGCAAAGCCGAAGATATCCGCGCTTTTGTGCTAAGCGCGTATATTGAAACCCATAAGCACGTTTTTGTGGCTGATCTAATGGCGCGCTTTAGTACCAGCGCCGCAGCGATCCGCGCCGCGCTAGGCTATGACGATTTCGTTTTTGAAAACGATAGTCGGTGGACAGGCACCAATTATTCTGGCCGGTATGTCAACGCGCCATGCGTGGAGCCGACAAAAACCTATCTTGCAACTATTCTTAAGGGCAAAAAATGAACGTTCACCTCACACCTAAAAGCGCCAATGTGAAAACCGGCCCGATACCCGTAAGCACCACCGAAAAAAGCTCATGCCCCACCAATTGCGCGATGCGCGCAGAATGCTACGCGGCCAGCGGGCCGCTTGCGCTGCACTGGGCGGCCGTCTCCAACGGCACACGCGGCACCACATGGGGCCAATTCACCCAATCAATCGCAGCGCTGCCCGATGGCCAATTGTGGCGGCACAATCAAGCGGGCGATCTGCCCCAAGCTGGCGGCACCATCGATGCTATCAAATTAGGCCAATTGGTCGCGGCCAATGCTGGCCGCCGGGGCTTTACCTATTCGCACCATCGCGATGCTGCAAGCCTGGCCTGGATCAAACACGCGAATGCTTGGGGGTTTACAGTCAATCTATCGGCCAATGATCTAATCGATGCCGATACCCTGGCCGATACTGAATGCGGGCCGGTGGTGGTGGTGGTGCCATCGACCACCACTAAAAACACCACCACACCTAAGGGCCGCCCGGTGGTGATCTGCCCAGCCACCCAGCGCGACGATGTCTCATGCGCCACGTGCCAGTTGTGCCAGCGCCAGCGCGCGGCCATTGTGGCATTCCCGGCCCACGGTTCGCGCCACCGGGTTATAAATCTGCGCTTGGCCGCATAGGGCTATCTGCAAGCGCTGCGCGCCAGCGCTTGCGGGCTAATCCTGGCCGGACAATAAACGAAAGTAAATTATGAAAATCGGACAATATATCCATATCTCACTATACGGGCGCTTGGAGCGCGTGCGGATCCTGGCGATCCACCGTGCAGGCACCATTGACGTGCAACGATCAGACGGTGCCTGTTATCGCGTGAGCGGACTATCTATGGCCGTGGGGGCCGGACTATGATGCATCCCCTCTTTGAGGCCATCCTACGGCCATATGCGCCACCGGCGCCACTGCCCACGCCTGAAGCCATCGACGCGGCCATGCTGGCCGATAAGCTGGCCGATGGGTATTTTCAACGCTCTATTGATAGGGCTATCAACCTGGAGTTACGTTATGCACCCCCTGAAAATTGAAACAACCACGTACACGCTGGCGTCACTGGAGCGCACGCTGGCCGTGCAGGCCCTGGCCGGTAAGATCACCGGCAAGCATAAGCCGGTGCGGCCCAAAGCGGCCAAGCGCACTTACCCGCGCTTCGGGGATAGCCTGTCTACGCACGCCTACGTGCGCGACTATTACGCTATGAACGGTTTGGGCGAGACAAACCACTTTGCGCCACTGTCCAAGCATATCAGCGTGCCCGTAGGCGTCGATTCTATGGAGGTCGAAGCATGAGGGAACACTACAAACCCGAACCAGTGGCGCGCCCTTGGGCCGGTGCCCTGCTGGCCGTGACTATTGGCCTGGCCCTAGCCGCTATCCTATTGGAGTATTTATGAACGACGAAAATTTTGAAGAGGCGCACTACATTGCGCGGATAAATCACTTGGAGGATGTGCTGCGCGCTTTGCTGGACGACGACAATGAGGCGACGCGCGACGATGCTGAACGCGCGCTTGCGTGCTTATAATCGCTGCGGCCCTTGCGGCCGCGATCCTAGCGATCTTGTTTGATCTAGACTAAGCCCCTTCGGGGGCTTTTTCTATGGCGCGCCGTAGGTCTGATTTATTGGTTTTCGCCAATTCCGGCGCGCAGAAAATGTGCTTTTTGGTCTGATACTCACGCGACGCCAGGCGGCCCATATCGATCCAGCCCGCCTCTTTCAGCGCGTGCATGAGGGCCGGGGGAACGATCTTGATCCCTGCTGGCGCGTATAGCTGCAACTCGTCGCAGATCGCGTAAAAGGGCGCGCCTACCACGCCCGACGCAAATGCACGCTGACGGGCCTTGATCAGGTTAACCAGGAACGACTCAGCGCCGCTCATGCCATGCTCGACCATGATGGCCTTGGCCTCAGTCATTGGGGGCGCAGCATTTGGGTTCCACGCGGATACGTCACGGGTGTGCAGGTAAGCCGCCACGGCTGCAAAGCCCCCGCGATGCTCGTACCAATTCCAAAGACTAACCGCCTCTGCTTCAGGCAGCTTGCCTGCTTCAGACCATAGGACAAACCAGCGGCGATCCTCGCTGGGCAACGATATCGCCACGCGCTCATTGGAGAATGCCACCACGAAAACGCGATTCAAAGCATAGTAGGGATGCAAGCCCTTGCGGTTGACCATCAGCAACTCGGGGGGCGCTGCAATGATGGGCTTGAGGGTATTTTCAAGGGCGCGCCGGTCTTTGGCCTCTGCTTGGCGCAACTCAGCGATCTCCATCACTTCGCACTCGAGCGCATAGCCCCACTGACTGCTTAGGTCTTCGTTCTTGACCAGGGAGCAATTGGCCTTGGCCTTGCCACCTATGGCCCAGAAAAAGGGCGCAAAGAGGGTGTCTTTCCCTGATCCATGATTGCCGCCCAGTAAGATCGCATGATTGATCTTGTGGCTGGGGAACTGCACCTTATGGGCAAGGGCGTTAAGCAAATGCTCACGCTCGAATTCAATCGGAACCATGCGCTCGACATGGCGCAGCCACGCGGACACGTCAGCGGCCACCGGCTCGGGGCGGGCATCGCGCCAGCGGTTGCCATACACCAAGCCCTCACGCGCCACCAGCACCGACTCGCCTGCCGCGTAGGTGATACCTACGAGCGCCCTTGCGCCCTTGTCTTGGCGGTACTCATCAAAGGACACCGACGCCTCGACCTTGGGGTGCTTACCATGCCGTGACTTGCAGTTGATATGCCGAAACAGGGCGTTAAAGGTCTTACGCATCACTTCGCGCCGGTCTTCCATGTCAAAGTATGCATCGTCGTTCTGTATGTACGCAAAGCGCTCAAACCAGCCGGACATTTCCACGCGGCCCAACTCACGATGCTCGACCTCTGCGATGACTGTCGCAGCGTCGTCGGGGTACTCGACCGTCGGGGTCAGCTTGGCAAGGGTGTTTTCCATTACTGCGGCCAATAACTCATCACGCAGGCCGTGTGAGCGCTTGGGGCCGCCCTGCTCTTCCACCCATGCAAGGTAGGCGGCACTGTCCAGATGGGCGCAATGCTCATGCAGGCAGCAGTACGCGCGGTTGACGGGGTGATACCGGCCCATTGGATTGCCGTCGCTATGCTCGGCGCTGTTCGGGCAAACGATGCCCCACCAGCCGCTGCTGTTGCCCTTCTCCAGCAAGTCGCCGCGCGCTGCTGTCCACGCCAGCACGTCGTCGCCGCCGTCGTCTGTGAGCCGGATCGGGCGCACGGTGGCCGTGTCTGCTGGGTTGGGCACCACGCCCAGGGCGGTGCAGATGGCCGCTAACGAAAACTCACGCTCGGGGTGAAACTCAACCAAGGCAGACGCAAAGCGCTCACGGCCAGGCTTGAGGTTGATCGAACCAGGCAGCCTGAAATTACGGACGGGGTTGATGGCCCCGCCGTCGGTGTAGCCTGCTTCTGCGATGGCGACAATGGCCGCGCTAAATTCGCCCTTCATGGGCTGGTCGTCCAGCGCGAAGGTGTAGCCATACTGGTAGTTGTTGGGGCTGGTCTCCATGATCCACGTCGGGTCGATGGGCGGCACCTTGGCCTTTGTGCCCACGTCGTCCAGCACTAGGAAAGCCACACGCTCACAGGCATCGGCCTTGGCTGCGGGTTTGCCCTCGTCGAATCGGTCGATGATGAAGCAGCCGGTGTTGCAATACCACGCCTGATCGGGCTTCCATTTCTTGGGTAAAAACGCAGGCCAAGCGCACTTGACTGCACCATCGGCGTGGAACTGAGTTTCGCCATCTTTCAAAATCGGCTTCTGCCGCACGAACAGGATGACCTCGCCCTCGGGCGCAATGTTTTCGAGATAAGTTAAGAAATTCATTTTCCGTATCGCTCCATAATTGAGACTTCAGCGTCTAGGGGTAAACCCTTAGCCCAATCGGGCGGGGTACACATGACCAAGCGCAGCGCCTCGGGGTCGGGCGTTGCGGTCTCGATCACAATTTCATCGTGGACGTGCAGCACCACGTCATCAAGCTGGCGCAGCGAATGGCGCAGCAAGTCGTTCGCCACGGCCTGGGTAATGTTCTCGCAGGCCAGCCCCTTCCACAGACGGGCGCGGGGCCATTCCTTGGCATCAGCGGCGGGTTTCCAAGCAGCTTTGGCGTAAGTCACACCGTCTGTTTCCAATCGGGCATAGGGGTAGCACAGGATGCGTCCAGAGGGCAGCACATACCATAGGTGCAAGCCGTCGAACAGGTACACGACGCGCCCCGCGCTGAACTCTTTGCCTTTGTTTCGCATCGCGCGGGTGTACGCTGATTCTAGGTCTTGCCAGTAGGGAACAGACCAAGGGTTTGCCCTACGCCAAGCATCAACCATGCGCCGCGCGTCTGACTCAGGCAGCGCCACGCCGTACACGCGGCCCATCGCTGCAAAGGCACCGACGCCACCGGCAAAGCCGCAAGCTAACTCCTGCACCTTGCCGATCTGGCGCTGGTCTTTATTGACCTGACCCACGCTCACACCAAAGGTCGCAGAGGCGTTGACTTTGTAGACGTCTTCGCCGGACGCAAAGATCGCCAGCTTGTCGTCGCCCCTGCCGGACAACCAAGGGTTTACCCTAGCTTCGATGGCCGACCAATCGGCAACGACTAGGTGTTTACCCTTACTAGGTACAAGGGCCGGTCGGAGCATTCCTTTGAGGACGTCGGTGACTCGCTTGCCAAACTTGGGGACGATGGCGTGGCCTCTGACCATTGCTGTGCGGACTTCTTCAGGCGCTTGGGCGCACTTGCGGGTAAAGTTGTGGACTTGGGCTCCATAAGACGAAGCGCGTCCAGTAGCGCTGCCGCCTGCAAACACAAAAGCGCCTCGGACTCGGCCATCTTCTTCATCTGATAGCTGTGCAAGGCGGCTGAACTTCGCAACCGAGGACGCCCAAAGGTCGTCGGCGCATTGGATGACTTCTTGAACATCGGGTGGCACTCCATCACAGTTGAGTAAGTTAAACCGCACGGTCTTATCAATGCTGACCTTGCCGTCTTTTTGCATTAGCTTGCGGGCCTCATCATCCACGCGGTCATAAACCCAATCGCGCATCTTGGGCGACCGCACGCTGGTAATCTCGCCCTCGGTCACTTCGGCCACGATCTCTTGAATCTCGGCCAACTCAGCGCTGGCGTATTTGACCGCAGCATGGCACAGGGGCACGTCCACCAGGACGCCACGGTCATTGATACGCTCGTTGACGTGGTAATCCTGCAACTCTTGCGCTGACAATGGCCGCATGGCCTTGCTGATAGCACGCATGGCCCGTACATCCTGTTCACAGTAGGCCACCATCTCGGCGGTCAACTCGGGCGACTCCTCGTAAGGCGGCACGCTCATCTTGCGGATTAGCTGGGCACCACGGTGGTCTTTCTTCATGGACGCGCCAGCAAAGCGGCCAACGTCCTCCAACGAACCAGGCGCGCAATTGGCGCGGGCCTGCGCTGCGGTGCAGTAAAACGACTCCAGCGGGATGTCAAGCTGCAAGACGTACCAAAGAATCAGCCGCTCAAAAGCGGCGTTGTGCGCCATGATGCGGTGGCCTGTCAGGTCAGGCAGTGGCTGCCCCGGCAACCATGTCTGTACGTCTTCATCGTCGAAGGCGTAGGACATACACAGCACCTCGGTACTGGCGTGCTGGGCGTAGTTGTAGACGCCTGCGACTTTTAGGTCGCAGGCGCTACGGGTCTCAAAATCGACCCAGAGAGTCATCAGGCCGCTACGCGACGACGACGACTTGGTGCAGCTTCCTCAGCCTTCTTAGGCTCGGGCTCACCTTCCAACGACAGCCACTCCACAACTTCAAACACCGGGGTAAAAATCCGGCCATACGACTTGTGCTGGTAATGCTCCTTTTTGAGGTGCACGACCGGCACTGGTTTGGATTGGTCTTTCTCTACCTGATCTGCCAAGGACACGGCCAAGGTTTGGACGCTGCGCTTACCGCCCACCGAAGTGGTTGTAAAGCGGGCTTCCATGCCCTTGTCTTCGCCAGACAGACACTTCAGACTCATACCCACTTGAGTCTCCCAGCCCTTTTTGGCTGCTGGGGGCGCACCGTCCAACTCCGGCAGGGGCTGGGACACGGGCACCATCTTCTCGCCCAACACCTCACCGTCGCCCCAGGCAATAAAGCCGTGGACGAAACTGAAAGGGTTGACCGCCCAGGTGCTGTCCTCTTCGATTTCAGTTTGGTCTGCACCAAACACCCAATGGCCGGTCTTGTCCATTTTCAGGATGACCGTACCGGCTGGGCCGACATCGGATTGGATAGCCCGCAGGGAGGATGCGAGGGTGGAAACTGCGGGCAAGCCCGCTTGGGAGAACGCTACTAGATTGGACATTTCTGTACCTTTATTGAAGTTTAGAAAGGGCAGCGGTTAATTGCTTACCCAAGAGCATCACCTCGGGGCGCGGGTCATCCGCGCTTGCCAAGGTGTTACCTGAAGAGATGGCGACCACCAGACCGTCCGGCAAAGCCTGCTTGCGCTTTTTGAGCGCCTTTTCAGCTTTGGCCGGAGAGATCACGGAAGTCTCCACCACTTCAGATTCGGTCAGACCGAACGCGAACAGGGCGACCTTGGCCTTGTCCTCGTCAGTCCATGAACGGATCGCCCGCTTGGCGACCAGTTTGTAATCAGGCAGTTTAGCGCCGCTCTCCAGCAACTGGAGCGCCAAGGCCCGCAGATCGGTGATCCACTGCTCCAGCATATCCGCGTTTTTGAGATAGGTGGCAATCGTCGGCGGGTCAAGGTTGTCAATGGTTGTCTGCAAGGCGCGCTCAACTGCGCCGGTCATCTGTGGGCACACCGGCTTGGCAGCGCACCAGCGGCAGTGATCGCCAGAGCGCAGCGGAGCGGTCTTCTTCTCGCTCATCTTGACGGCCTGCACCAACTGCAACTCAAACTCAGCAATACGCGCTGGTGTGGTCACCCAACGCTTTACAGCAGGCGGCTGCACGATGACCATCTCAATCTCGGTCACGCCCTCAAAGGCCCACTGCGCGGATGGTGTACGCATGGCCGCAGCAGCGTAGAACATCAATTGCGGGTTTTCCTCGACTTCCACAGCAACACCATCACCGAACTTCCAGTCAAGAACAACAGCGCGATTGCCCAAACGACCAATAAGATCAGTTGAACCAAAAACACCGGGAAGTAAATCACCAAAATTAACGCTTGTTTCGGCTTCAATTTCCATCTCCTGTTTGGGGTCGATCTCGTCCAGCGCGCGCAAGGCGGGGTTTAACTTGTTGTCTATCAGTTCTTGGGTCAGCACTTGGTCTTCGTACTTGGTGCCAAGGTAATGCTCTGAACTTTGGCCGGACATCACGATCTCTGCGATGACGTTGTGTAGGAGCGTGCCCTCGTCAGCGTACTTGCTAGATGGCTTGGGCGGCATCTTGGCGACTAGGGCCACAGAGCCAGGGCAGTTGATTACCCTCTTGGCGGTGCTGCCGCCGACGATACTGGAATGCTGCATTTAGAGTCCTTTAGTGTTTGTGAGCCACAACTGTACCACAACTTTTTGTGCTAAACTTCTTGACATGAAAGAAAAAGATGTAGAAAATCATTTTGTCTGGGCCGTAGAGCGGCTTGGGGGTAAGACCTACAAGTTCACCTCGCCAGGGCGCAAGGGCGTAGCGGACAGGATAGCCTGCCTGCCTGACGGCAGCACTTGGTTTGTGGAACTCAAGACCAAGGGCGGTAGGTTATCAGAATTGCAAAAGCTGTTTGCCGCAGACATGGCGCGGCTCAACCAAAGGTATGTATGTTTATGGACGAAGGGGCAGATTGATGAGTGGACAACCAGCTAGGTATTTTGCCTTTAGCCCTTACAAAGCCGAAGCCATTGGCCCCAATGGATGGTGGGGCGTCAAGAACAAGAACGGTTTAAACGTTCTTACGTTTGCTGACCGCCCAGGCCATGTTTTTGCTCTTGAAACTGAGGCCAAAAGCCTAGCAGACGAGTGGAACAACGGCAAAGTGTTTGAGTACCCGCCAGAGCCTGAAATAAAAGCAGCTTTGCGACTTACAGACGCGCAAATGGCCAAGTATGTACTTAGCCAGCGGTTTGTAGACGGGCGCTGGGTGTCGCCTATTGTCTTGGAAGGCCACGGCAAGAACGGCCCTGCCATTGATGCGTATGTTGAAACATGAACTACTACAACGAGATTGACCCGTATGCCGCGCAGTGGCTACGCAACCTAATATCGGCGGGGCATATCGCCCACGGAATTGTTGACGAACGGAGTATCACAGATGTTAAACCCGCCGATCTTGCAGGCTACACCCAATGCCATTTCTTTGCTGGTATCGGAGTCTGGAGCCATGCGCTACGTCAATCAGGATGGCCTGACAGTAGACCTGTTTGGACGGGTAGTTGCCCATGCCAGCCGTTCAGCGCCGCAGGCAACCAAAAAGGAACCGCCGACGAGCGCCACCTCTGGCCTGTCTGGTTCAATCTCATCCGCAAGTGCCGCCCTCCAGTTATCTTTGGTGAACAAGTTGAAGCAGCGGTTAACCACGGCTGGCTCGACCTTGTTCAAACTGACTTGGAAGGAGAAGACTACGCCTGCGGGGCGGTCGGTATCCCTGCTGCGGGCGTCGGCGCTCCGCACATCCGGCAGCGACTCTGGTTTGTGGCCGACAACACTCGCATCGGACAGTCGGGGGTCAGCGGGCGTTGGCAAACGCGAGTTACCGAATGCGGTGAAGTGGATAGGTTGGCCGACGACATCGACGCGGGATCACAAGGGCGGCTACCGGGGGGGGCGTATGAGAGACGGCAAGATCAGCACGGACACGCTAGATGTAGCGGCGCAACTGGCTTTTGGGCGAACTGTGATTGGCTCTCCTGCCGAGACGGAAAATACCGGCCAGTTGAATCCGGCACATTCCCGTTGGCTCATGGGTCTACCGCCAGAGTGGGACGCCTGCGCGCCTACGGCAACGCCATTGTCTCGCAAGCAGCGCAAGCGCTCATAGAGGCTTACCTTGAAACTTAGACCCTACCAAGAGCAGGCGGCTGACTTCCTGTACGAGCGCGACAGGGCGATGATCCTCGCCCCTGTTGGTGCTGGCAAGACAGCCATCACGCTCACGGCCATGCAGGCCATGCTCAAGGACGGGTACGCCCGCCGCTTCCTCGTGCTGGCCCCCAAGCGGGTCGCCGTCAGCGTCTGGCCGGTCGAGCAGCCCAAGTGGGCGCCTGACGTGACGTTGGCCGTCGCCGTGGGCTCGGCTAAGCAGCGGGCTGCGGCTTTTGCATCTGACGCCCAGGTGGTGGTGACCAACTACGAAAATTTGCCCACAGGCACCTTTGACGCGGTGGTGTTCGACGAACTAACGCGGCTCAAGAATCCCAGCGGCAAGCGCTTCAAAGACCTGCTGAAATTCCTCAAGCCTATTGAGATTCGCTGGGGGTTGACCGGCTCGTTCACCAGCAACGGTTTGGAAGACGTATTCGGCCAATGCAAGATCGTTGACCAGAGCCTGCTGGGCCGCAGCAAGGGCGCATTTCAGCAGCAGTATTTCGTGCTGATTAACCCCGATTTTGGCGAGTGGGCACCGCGCAAGGGCAGTCTTGAGAAGGTCATGGCCGTGATAAAGCCCGCCACTTTTGTCTTGGACGCGGGTGAGTATAGCGACAAGCTGCCCCCGCTCCATACGGTAGAAGTGCGCTGCGATCTGTATGACCGCAAGCCTTACGACACCATGAAAAAAGACTTCAAACTGCAAGACATCACGGCCATCAACGCGGCTGTGGTGACCGGCAAATTGCAGCAGCTTGCCAGCGGGTTTGTGTACCATACCGTACAGAGCCCATCGGAGATACCTGGCAAGTGGGTGACGGTGCAAACGCCAGTGTGGTTTGACACGGCCAAGTTTGACCGGCTGCATGATTTACTTGAGGAGAACCAACGTGCTAACACGCTTATTGTTTACAACTATCAAGAAGAACTGGCCGAACTCAAGCGGCGTTACCCCCATGCTCAGACACTTGACGACGACCGGGCAATTGAACGGTGGAACGCAGGCACCATTGAGTTACTGCTCGTCCACCCCAAGTCCGCAGGCCACGGGCTCAACCTCCAGTACGGCGGCTGCCGGATCGTGTTCTTGTCCCTGCCCTGGTCGCTCGAACTGTACGAGCAAACCATCGGGCGCTTGCATCGTAGCGGCCAGCGGCATGACGTGTGGTGCTACGTGATGCTGACCAACAAGACGGTGGATGAACGCATCTGGGCCGCGCTGCACGACAAGCGCGCTATTTCTGATATTGCAATGGAAGAACTATGTTAGACAAACTGAAAGCACAACTCAAAGCGGCCAAGGCCGAACTCAAGGCCCGCACGCGCCAGTTGAACGCCACCTACCGGGCGTACGACCGCTGCGTCAATTTGATAGCCAAACTGGAGACACGAATTGAAAAACACCTGGCGAAGTCTAAATGACCATCTACCCATGCTCACTGAAGATGAAGTGCTGGGCCTACTGAACAACGAGCGCAAGACGCTCAAAAGAGTATCCATGCTGGAGCGTTTGCACCAGCGGTACAACACCCTGCGCGTCGCGCGGGAGAGACTTGAACTACTAAAGGAAGCTAAATTACCATGAAATTTATTGATCTAATGAAAGAACCGTTTAAGAAACCAAGTCCTTTGGAGGTGATTGCGGCTGAACTGGCCGACGCGCATCTGTCCAAGCTGGAGGCCGAGACTGCGGTGGAGTACGCGCAGAGCATTGTGAGTTACAACAAAACCCGCATTGAGCGTCTGAACAAACGCATGGAGGAATACAAATGACTGAAGCAGACAAAGCCTATATGGAAAAGGGCAGACCAGATACTGACCCTTACATCGACACAATTAGCACTTTCAAGGCATTACTTGCCGTGATAACTTTAACCGCCGCAGTGACGCTGCTGGCTTTTGTGATTTGGGGTAAGTGATGACAGGCTACGAAAGCAAACGCGCAGCAGCGCGGGACAAGTTGGAAGATGACGATGCGCTGACGATTGCATACCAAAGCGGTTACTACGATGGCAAGAAGGCAGCACTAGCTGGGCGGGAACGTAACTTTTGCGAACGCTGCGGTAAGCGCACAGCAGACATACACACTTGCACACCACCACAGGAAAAGAATGCATAAGTCCAACCACCACTCCATAAGGATGCTGCTACAACAGTACCACGATGGGCTGACCAACTCTGAGATAGCTGAACGGCTGGAGAAAAACGCTAGCCATACTAAGCGTGCGCTACTTGAAATGCCCGATGCCTACATAGACCGATGGACAGCCCGACGAAAACAATGGACTGCTGTGTGGTGCGTTATCGTTGCGCCAGAGAACTGTCCCAAACCAACTGAGAAACCAAATGCAAGACCTACCGAACTTCGCCGCGTGGAACCACGAAACCTTAGCGAAATTCGCTTCGGAAGCGTACTTACGAATGCAGGCCCAACAGGAAGCCATTGAGCAACTGCGCGGCGACCTGAAGGACGCTATGCAGCTAGTACGGGCGAGTACCCTTGCTGTCGATGATTAGAACTTGGCCCCGAGGCTTGCCCTTGGGGTCATTCTGTACGCTAATGTGCGTCCAGCGGTCAAACTCACGGATTAGTTGGTCAAAAGGCAGCTTGGCCGCAATGACGGCCTTTACCACTTGATCTGGCGTTACGCCAGGTACACGGATGTCAGCAGCGCAGCCAAGACGATGCTGGCTGGTGTCCTTGCTGCCCACGGCGTCATTTACTTGCTTGCTCCGAAACGCGCTGTTAACCATGACCGGCTTGCCGCCAATAGCGACTTTGACTTGCTCCAGCAACTCAGCCAGGCGCTGGAGATTTGCAATTTCACTAGGGTTAGGTTCATTTTTAAACTCCCGATGGTCAGTGGTAGTTAATTCGGCCAAAGAAAAATGCGGGGTCATTTTGCGGCCTTGTCTGCCAACTTTTCAGCAGTACGCAAACCACCCAAGCCAAGCATACCCAACAACAGCGGCATCATGGTGCCCGTGTCCATCTGCGGGAACTTGACGGGGTGACCGGCTAAAGATGAACCCCACTCAGCCAATGGGCCGATAACGAATTGAACAGCGAAACCCGCACCACATATCCAGCCAATGCCAGGACGCCAACCGGAGACAAATATGCTGGAGCTTGCAGCCTCCACCTTGTTTATTTCCATCTGTCCGGTAATCTGAGCCAGCTCGCCGTTTTGCTGGAGCTTCATCAGTTCCAGCTTGGCAGCAGCTTGCTGCGCTGGGTCGGGCAGGACTCGGTCTAGGACCTTGCTGCCAACTTCAAACAGGGCTGTAACTGGATCAAGTGCCATCTGATGCTCCTTTATTGGTGCGGATGTCTACAATTTTCTCGGCAGTCTTACCGGCAAAGATGGCGGTAATCACAATAATCATTGCTTGGCCCAGCAAGTCAACATAAGCGCCGCGAGTCTCCATCTCAAAGACGGACAGCAGCGCAAAAAAGAAATATGAGAACAGCAAGAACACAACCGTGACCGGCTGGATGTTGCGTGCTAACCATGATTCGTTCATCTTGCCTTCTCCATGATCTTGGCCCGCAGGGCTGGACTATCAGCAGTGCCAGCCCACTCGGACAGGGTGTTCCAAATAGCAGTGTAATCGTCCGCGCTGCACGTTGACTTGTCCAGCCACTCTAGCATGGCCTTGTGTCGCTCTGCCGGATTGTGCGTTGACCAGGCTATGGCGTACAACTCTTGCACCGCACATTTTGGTGGCTGCGGCTTGGGTTTCTTGGACGGCTCCGCGCTCAAGATCAGTTTGTCTTGGGCAACCGATACCGTGACCAGCACCAAAAAGAGTACAAGACCACGCATTAATCATTTGTCTGCTTTGTTATCCAGCCGGTCAAAAATCTTGCTTAACATCTCCTTGACCTCGCGCATATCGTCTTTGTAGTCCTGACGGGCCACATAAATAGTGGGCAGCTTGGACAGGTCGTTTTTCAATTCTTGCACCGCTGTCCACAACTCGCGGGCGAACCATCCTGCCACGGCCATGCACGCGCCCAAGATGAGGTTGATTGTTTGTTGATCCATCATGGTGCTAATTTGTTTTGGTTTTCGGGAGCCAAAGCATTTGTAGGCGCGGCAGGTATCGCCGCCGCGCGGGTTATCGCCGCGCCTTTTGTGCCCCATGTAGACGGATCGCTTATTGCTTTAAGCAAATCGCTCCGTTCTTTAGTTGGCAATGTTGCCAACAACTCATCAAAAGTTTTTGCAGAAAGAGACGATTCAGCCAATTTTGCAACGGTCTGTTTGCCAACTTTTGCGCCAATTTGTTCTAATATTTTATTTGCAACCGAAATCAAACTGTTTAGCGGATTTGGAATGCGGTGGTTGACAAGTTCTTCTTTAATTAAATCTGACGCCCGTTGCTGACCAGCGGTAATTTGCGTACCAATTGCTGATTCGGTTTCCAGTTGCTTGGCTACTTCGCGCACTTTAGCAAGTTGATCCGGCGTCAGCACTTCATTTAACGATTCAAATCGAACCCCGCCCCGACCCCCTGCGCGTTTAAGCATTGCTTGTTCGCCGCGACCTAAAACATTTAAAAAAGGCTGGATGCGTTCGCCGCCGCCTGGTTTTTCTAGCACCGACACCATTTCACGCAACACCTGCGCTTGGTTGACGGGCGCAGACAAATCTGAAAACGTGCGTCGTGCTTGACCATACGCGGGAACCTTGGTTTCAAACACATTGACAAAATCGTTCAACAACCCCCGCGCCGCCATTTGCGTATCGCGTCCAATACCAGTAGTGGCGGTTGGGCCGTATGCAATGTCAGCCAAAGACCGTTTAATGTAGTGCAACGACTCGCCAGTGATTTCAGCAACTTCGCCGGGGATTTCCCGCATGAGTGGGTTGCCCGATGCGTCAAGCACACCAGTGGGCTCCATTTTTGGCGCGGATGTTTTGCCCATGATAAAAGGTCGATCTTCCATCTTGGCAAGTTTTGCCGCCGACTCAAGCGTGCCCGATGGCATACGTGAAATCACGTTTGCAAGATCAGCATCAAGTGGTACAACTGCTTTATCAGCAGCGTTGTACAAAGGCTGTGACATGATGCGTCGAGTGTTAATTGCTTCTGCCAAATCTGGCGTAACTGCGTTTAGCGTAGATTTACGCGCAGCTTCTTGAGCAACCTCAATTGACATCCGAGTGTCTGCGGTTGGCCTTAAGCCTTTAGGTTGAGCATTTTTGATTGCGCGTTCCATAGTAGCTTGCGCGGAAGGCGCAACTAAACCAGACCGAGCAAGAGCTTGCTGCGCTGTCAAATCTAGCCCTTCGGACTGGGCGTTTTGTAAGGCTGTTCTTGCTGCCGCTACTTGCTCTGGCGTACCCAGCGAATCACGGGCAATTTTGGCCGCAAGTTGATTGGGCATCTGGCGAATATCGGCAAGTTTTGACACGCCTGTCTGCACCAGTCTATTTAGCGCAGGTGCAACGACGGGGATAGCACCCCCAATCATGGCGCCTGTCCCAGCCTCGTCTGGGTTAATAATTAAAGACGACGCGCCACCTAAAGTTGCACCGCCTGCTGCGCGGGTAGCCAAATTGCCTTTAGAAAACCCACCAGCGCGAATAGCTTGCGCTAAAGGCGCGGCGGCGGGGATTGCTTTTAAAGGTGCAGCAATTGCACCGCCAACAGGAAGCGTGCCAATAATCTCAGCGCCCAATTCACCCGCGCCAGTAGAAATTGGAAACTCTCGTTTAAACGGCGCTACACGCGCTTGTGATTCTGCAAGCCGCCGTGCAGCGTTTTCTTGTAAAAATTGGCCCGTGTCTGTAGCGCCTAACTTTTCCAACCCCATACCTAGCAATCTTTGCCCACCAAACATGACGTTGCCGCCACCGCTAATAGCGCCTTCCGATACAGCTTGTATGGGTGCGCCAATACTTTCCATTACCGCGTTAAGACCTGTAAATTTAAGCGGCGTTCGACGTGGGGCGTACGCCGCCATTGTTCCTTCTTGGGTACTTGCGGTGCGCGGCGCGGGTGCTGCGCCAAAAGTTTGGGCTGCAAACGTTTCTATTTGCGCGGGCGTTGCGTCATCTGGGCCTTCAAAGACGTGTACCGCGCCGTCTGGGCCTTGAACACGATATTTTGTAGCCATTATTTACTTTCTTTACCAAGATATTTAAATCCACCCGTTCCTTGCGGTGCAACAGGTGCGGCTGATTTGTAAGAATATGTATCATCAAAGGCCTCTTGCATAGTTTGAATGGTAAATTCAGACTGTGCTTTTAATCTACGCAAAGCGGCTTCTAAATCTGCTTTTGATTGTGAACGATCTAAAGATGATTTAAGGTTTTCAAACCTATCGCCTTCGCGGTTAGACACGTTACCAACACCAGCGCCGGTTTTAGATGCCGCGCGAAGTTCAGTAAGACCTTGTATAAACGCCAAATTTTTCAATTGTTCAAGGTCAGCTTTTGCCAACCTAGCTTTATCTGTAAGCGCTGGGGTAATGCCGCCAACTAAACCAGTTATGCCATTAATTCCTTCAGGGTTAGCAAGTAACCTATCAACAGTTTGACCAATAATTGACATGGTGTTGTTAACTGTTTTAAGAGACTGCGTTGTTTGCGGCAACACCGCTTCACGCTTTTGAATTTCTTTAGCTGTTAACCCTGCCGCAGAAGGCCCACCAGGGATGGGTTCTAAATCACCAGTCGGTGTGTAGCGGTATCCAGAAGGCGCTTTGCCCATAGGAGAGCCACCGCTAACACCCGCGCCAGACGCAGCCGGTAAGCGTTCCATACGTTTTGCGTTGTTAAACGCGGTAAAACCTGCTGGAGTAAGCGGGAAGCCTAAAGCCTGCATAGTTGTTGCGTCAGCCGAAGTAGGCGTTTTTTCGGTTGCCGTGTAGACAGGAACACCATCTTTTAACACAGTCGCTCCGGGCGCTGCGGTTTGAAAGCTAGGCGCCGCCGTCAATTGTCTGCTAACATCTTCGGCTCTTTTTAACAAGCTATCTTTTACCTCGGCTGAAAACGCTGGGGGTAGCATATTGCCCAACTCAGGTATATTTTTAGTAACCGAATCCCTCCAAGCGTCATAAGCGGGCTGATCGTTGACGCCAACCAAAAACGAACGGTAATTGTCTAAATTAGTTTTAAGGGCTTGTGCTTGTTGTGCTTGTTGCGTTGCTTGCTGCGCATCAGCAGCAGTACGTTCTTTACGATACGCAATACCAAGCTGTGGGTTTACCTTAAACAATTGCGATTCGTAATCAGGCGAAGTTGGGTTAAGACCACGCAACGCATTACGCTCTACCGCCGCTGCCTGTGCCTCTTCCATCTTCATTCGGTTTAGTTGGTTTGCCTGCTGGCCCTGCTCCAACTGTTGCATCCTTCCGTATTGAACAAACGGATCAGGCAGCGCTTGGAATTGAGCGCCTTGGGCGATGAGTGCGTTTAGGTCGGCCATGATTTATCGATCCGAATAATAAGTTGGGCCTACGGCAGATGGGTCGGCGTATGTATACCCATAGCCCGGTCTCTGCTGGCGGTTTAAAAAATCATTAAAGTTCATTTGGTTTTGATACGAACTTGCGGCTGCGCCAAGCGCGTTGCTTATCGTATTGCCCATGCCTAGCTGGCCTGCGGCAGTTGCTTGTCCACCAGCCATGTATGCTTGTCCAGCATTGGTGCCGTAATTGCCCGCTGCCGTGCCTTGATTAGAAGCCGCAGACTGCCCCATAGACATCAAGTTGCCCAACGGTTGTAGTTGGTTTGCGCGGCTTGTTTGGTAACGGTTAAAGGCATTTTGGTACTCTTGCGAACCCATGTCTTGCCCGTAGCGCGTTGCGGCCCTCAAAGCCCCGCCAGAGATCAGACCACCACGAGCAGCGGCTTGACGATCAAGTGCTTTCTGACCTTCACTTAAACGGAATGCATAGCCTGGGTCTGCTTGGTAGTCTGCCATGCTAAAGTCTCTGCCGTACTTGCCGTACCCTGCCGCGCCAGTGTTGCCGCCAAGGCCCAACAATTCCATTAATCGGTTTTGACTTGTTAGACCCGCTTGGCGAAATGGCTCTTGCCCTGCCATTTGCTTATCAAACATTTCCTTTTGAAGTGCGGCTGCACGGTCAGCAGCCGCCGCTTGCGTATCTGCGGCTTGGCTGGCACCGCGCGCGGACATTGCGCCGCCAAGTAGCGAGGCTCCGGCGGTTACTCCTACAACTGGATTAGGCATCGTTAAACTCCTCAAAAGCGTAAAATTCGCGTATTTCGCGGGATACTTTTCTCATGTGGTCGTACCCACCTAACAAAAATGCAGTGGCGATAATTATTTCAATCCCAAAATTTCGGGTGTGAAACGCAAGGCTACGAAAACGTTTTTCGTCGCTGTTGCACATCTCATTGGCATCGTGAAACCCATTAATTGACGCCATAATCAACGGTTGGTAGTAAGTATACTTTGCCACAAACCAAGGGTTGCCTGGAAGCGCAAACATCAAGGATGTAAACACGCGGTTGATATGGTTGTCAGTAATTTCAACGTCTTTGTCAATTAAGTCGTCCCACAACTCTACGGCGTCAAAAAACCGGTTTACAAAGTCAATGGCGTCTTGGTTCCCCAAAAACCAACGTTTGCTGTTTTCTTGATTGGCTATTTGCCATTCTTCGGACATTACGGGCATCTGTTACTCCAGCAAGACGCAGCCTGCATAATAATCCAATTTGCATTTTTTTGTAGTTTAATCATCACTTAAAGTCTAGTAATTGAATAACAATATTGTCTCCAGAACCCGCCGCCATCACAGAACACCAAAACCGATCCATTGTTTAGCAGCACAGTTCCAAAATCGCTACCGCCTGGGGCAGAAAGAGTTACAGTGCCGCCACTAACATTGCTGATCGCCACGCCTTCACCAGACGCATAACCAGAAGAAGGGAAAGTTATTGTGATGCCGGATGTGACAATAAGGATGTTTGTTCCCTTATCTCCGCTTCCAAGAGTTGTTGACGCCCCAATAACATTCTGACCGTTAGACTGAACACCTGGCTTGTTTGATAAGTTGCTAAACGATCCTGATGTTGCAACCGTGGCAAGCCCAGACACATCTGCCGCTGGAACGCTGGCCGCCGCTGTAAACGCGCTTGCGCCGTTGCCTTTGACATAGCCTGTAAGAGTTGTCGCACCAGAACCGCCATTAGAAACAGGAAGCGTTCCAGAAACTTGCGTTGTGAGGCTAACGCCCGATAGTGTGCCGCCAAGCGTCAAGGAGCCGGTGCTAGTTACCGTGCCTGTCAATGTGATGCCATTGACCGTGCCTGTACCGCTAACGCTAGTAACCGTTCCGCTTGTTGCGGGGCTTGCCCAAGTTGGTGCGCCGCCCGTGGTAGCCGTAAGCACCTGGCCCGTTGTCCCCGCCGCCGTGAATGCGTAGGCCGTACCCGTGCCATAGGCAACGCCATAAGCTGTAGGGGTCGCCGCGCCGTTTGTGCCGCCGTTGGCAATTGGTAATACGCCGCTAACATGAGTTGTCAAACCAATCTTGCCCCAAGCTGGCGCCGTAGCCACACCGCCTGAGATAAGCGCGTTGCCAGTGGCGACATCAGGCAGTTTGGCTAAAGTGGTTGCTGTATTGGCATACAGTAAATCACCAACGGCGTAAGACGAAAATCCTGTACCGCCGTTTGCGGCAATCAATGTTCCTGCAAGCGTTACAACGCCTGCGGTGGCCGCTGCGGGTGTTAGGCCAGTAGCGCCGCCTGAAAAGGACAAGACGCCCGTATTGGCGACCGTAATTGTTCCCGCCCCGTTAGTGACCGATATACCGGCGCCAAAACCAAGCGTATTAAGGGTGTACCCTGACCCATTGCCAATCAGCAATTGGCCGTTGATTGGGATTGTGCCTAGGCCAGTACCGCCAGAAGTGACGGGAATAATGCCTGTGCCGGAACCAAGAGTGGTGAACAGGCTGTAAAACCAACGATACCATTCACGCGAGACCGCGCCCGTGCGCTCGTCAACCAGCGACACTCGCGGCGGCGTGATTTGGGTCTCGTTGCCGTAACTCATGCGTTAGTCGGGCTAAGTATCAATTCAGCGCCCATGATTGTAATTTTTACAGGGTCAGTGCCTGACAATTCATACACACGGTCACGCAGCTTTAATGTCATGCCTAGCCGACGCCAAAAGGTTCGGTGACCATACGCACCAATTTTGCCAACTGGCGACCAGTGTTCATTGCTCCATGTATGACCGCCATCATCTGACCAGCGGAGCATGACTTCAGGGTCATAACCTGGTGCAGCCGGATAAGCTGTGGTCACTAAGTTGTACCCGCTAATATCGGTATCCGACAGTTCGTATTGGCCTAAAGGCTGAAAACCGTCCCCAGCCTCGGTAGTTAAAGTATCACCTGATTGCGTTGCTAAAAACGTTTGTACGTATTCAGCTACAAGGTCTAACCCTGACTCAGTGTCAATATTTTCGCTGTCATACCCAGGGTACAGATTGAGTCCCACACCTGTTTCGCAATCCAGTTGCAAACTGTGATGCGCCGTGCGCTTGAGATTGTTCTGGCCGGTTGGCAGCGCCCGCCATGAGCGCAACCACTTTTGAATGCCGCCGTTGTCGGCGTACACATCCAAGTCAAACCGATACAGGTTGCCATTCTCAAAATCACCAACAAGAATGTTGCCGCCAAAATTGCACTGGCAATTGCTGCGGTGCCGCATAAATTCGCCGTTGTCAAAACCAGCGCGTTCATGCCAGACTTGGGTGGACACATCGTAGACCCAAGTGGCGTTGCCCGAGGGGAACGTCAGCACATAGAAAGCATGGCCTTCTTGCTGGTATGTATACGCAATAGCGTCCGCAATGTTGCCGTATTGGGCTATGGCGTACTCAATAGCATGGGTAGAAACCCTAACGCCGGTATAGCCGTTAGCCCGATAAACAATACCTTGCCCACGGGCGTCTGTGCCTAGCCAGAACAGGCCATTGTCCAGTTTGGCGATTGAGAACGCTGCCACGCAGCCAATCTCGTTAAACGCGCCTTGGATGCGTTGCAAGGGAAAGTCTGTGGCACCAGAGTCGTACCAGACTTCTACCGAGTCGGTGCCAAATACCCATAGTTCGCGGTGGTCGGAAATAGCACCTACTACGCCGTCTGGTGAACCTTCAGCACTGGCAAAATCTGACGGATCAACTGAAGTGCCGTCCAGCAGTTGAGTTACCCAAATCTTTTGGCTATTAGGCTCGTTGTAGACAAAATATCCATCTAAGTAAGAAACCGTAACAGCGCCAGTAAAGTCAGGGTCAGTGATCTGTGCAAATACGTTAGTTGATTCGTTGTAGATAAATCCATCAGGATTACAAGCAAAGAATATTTGTGTACCGTTATCCGCAATGGACACCGGCCCCGTGCCAGACACAATGCCCAATAATATTGGTGTAGCAGTCAAGCTAGTTAGCTTGTAGACTTCAACGCCAGACACCACATAGAAATCACTGCCGTTAGTCTGGTGCGCCCACAAGGCCCGAATTGGGCCGGTGCCCACGGTCTGTAAAAACTCTAGGCCAGGGGCACGATTCAGAAAGCCAGGTTCCTTACCACCTTCTGGAATGGCCTCTGGAAACAGGTTGACCATGCGGTTGTCCGCAGCGTTGATACTGCGGGCAACATACGCAGAGCCAAGAATCGGCGTTTTCATTAAGCCGCAACTGCTTTGATAACTGCAAAGTTAAATACGGGCGTTTCTGTGGTCGTGCCGCCAGTAGTGCGGAATGTGATGTTGAAGCTACCCGCCGCCACCGCAGTGACCATCAAGTCGTACAAGTCAGTGCCTGACTTTTGGTTCAAGATGACAACATCGGTTGCCGCCACAGTGCTGTTGGTCACAGTAAAAGTTGCCGCTACTGTTGTACCTGCCGCGCTGAACAGCGTGATTGCGCCTGCTGTCTTGTTCAGCGTTACGCCCGTGGTGCGGCTAGTTAATTGTGTAACCGCGCCGCCTGCGCCTGTGGCATAGCCTACGCCAGCCGTGCCGGTTGAAACAATTGTGCCTGTGGCTGTCAGGCTAGTGCCAGTGGCGGCACCGATTACTGGCGTAACCATGACCATACTGGTGCTGGTGCAATTTGACAAATTACCGCTTGTTGGCGTACCCAATACAGGCGTAACCATAACCATACTGGTGCTGGTACAAGCGCTAATGTTGCCGCTTGCAACAGTGCCCAGCGCAGGCGCGACTAGTGTTGCATTGGTAAACAGCAGCGCGTTAGTGACTTGTTTAGTTGTGCCGCCTTGCACAATTGGCAAGACGTCACCAACGGCAGCAGCAGTTGCGACGGGGAGAGATGAGATTGCGATAGTTGCCATGTTAGTAGTTTCCTGCGTAAATGTTAAAGCGTTGACGAGTCGCCACAATGGCGTAAGGCATAGACATCACATCGTCAGGGTTGTTGATGCGCTTCAGATTGCGTTTGCTGGTCATCGCAATGCGTTGCACTTGGGGGCTGGGCTCCACGCCAAACTCAGGCGCGATCTCGCAAGCCAAGTTGTAGGTGAACGCCCGCAAGTATCCCGGCGGGAACAGAATGTTAGTCGCCAAGTTGGCAGGTTGGGTCAATTCTTCAACACTGATAAAGTGCCACTCCAAGTCCCGTGTGGGCTTGGGGTAGATGAACATATCCACATCAGGATATGTCATGTTGACAAAAATAACCTGTGGGTACGTTGAAGTTACCGTCTTGACAGCAATACCGTTGTACTGCTGCTGGTTAATGAATTTAATGCCAAAACTAACGTTGGTGCCTGGGTCGCGGTAGTAGGTCGCGTCATCCAGCAGAATTGGGCGGTTGCCCACAAAGTCGCCTGTTGGGCCAAGAGTGCGGTTGATCTGACCAGCGGGCCACGTAAACATTTGATCTTGGGTGCTGAACACCGACAGTCGTTCGGTGTTCCAGCTATCAATCATCTGGTTGAGCGCCGTCAAGGAGTCTTGCGACACTGAAGCAGAAGTAGTTTCGCCTTCGGCCAGCACGCCAAGCAACCGAAGGGCTCGGTTAATCTGATCGCCAGCGGTATATGTCGCCATGACTAGGCTCCTTCGGTTTCGGTTCTACGACGGCGCTTTACTTCCAGTGCGTTAACAGGAGCCGCCTCAGTGACTTCGGGCGTATCCAGAGTATATCGTGTCCAGCCGTTTGTTTCATCATAGGCTGCTTCAAGTTCCATAGTCGCCACTTTGCGGCCATGAACAGGGTGAGATAGGTAAATTTCCATAAATGAAAGGGAAGGTTTTTAGCCTTCCCTTCCTCTTACGCTTGTGCAACGTGAATCAAAGCAAAATTCAAAGTTAGCGCCTCAGACAAACTGCCTGCGGATGCATTTGAAATTACCAAGGTAAATGATCCGGCAGCTACAGCAGCCACCGAAAGCAAATACGTCCCCGCCGTGGTTGCGCCGCTTGCTAATGCCACAACTGGAACATCATAGGCACTTACCGC